GAAGCCGTATTTAAAGTTAGATGAGCCAAGAGTACCACTATCGAGCCCCAGGACCGCTGCAAAAGCCTCGCCAGCAGATGTGCTAGTAACATACGTGGTGAGATGTCGTTCATATGTTTGTCCAAGCCAATAGGTTTTTTGTTGATCCGATCTTGTAATTGTTGTATTGGTTAAAGTCGGATTCGTGTTGAAAACCTTTCGAATATACTTTGCAGAGGAGGGGCTAAAATTAAAATTAGTTTCATGTACAACAGAGCCACCGGAATTTCTAATAACCGCTCTCCACTCATTTGCAGTGGCACCAGCCGAGTTGGGCTCAATAGACAAGCCATTGTTGCCTCCACCCGAATCAAGAGATCTTATCAGAACCGCACTTCCTGTTCCTTGTCGTTGATCGTCCTCCTGCCTGGACATCGAGCCGGATTGGGTGTTCCCGCTTCCCGAAGCATTGTTGCGAAATGTGCCAGAAAGTTCGATACAGCCTTCGTTTAGATACCAGACTGCTGCTAGAGCGCCTGTAACGCCTGCCGACCTTAATTCAGTAAATGAAGCCGATGTTGGCGCAGAAGCGGAAGGAAAAACAAACAGTCCATATGCACCACCATTGGCAGAAATTCCTTTAGTGTTTAGAGTGGCATCAGTTTCCCAGCCAGCGCGACCAGCGCCACCGCCTTGTCCTGCGGATACTCTTGAATCTTGTGCCCCCAAGAGGCGTACCATTGTTAGAGCATTGCTGTTTCTCAAATAAGCTTGTGCTGCAAACCCAGCGTAAGTGGGAGCAGTATAGTTACCCTCTCGCCAAACATCGCCACCTTCGCCGCCAGCCAAGGGGTTTCCAAAAATCTCAACATATTCAGAAAATGACCCAACTTTGACGGGACGCATTGCTGGACCTTTTTCTGTTCGTCCGATGAGGACTGGCCCCATGTCCGCAGCAACCCGAGGTAATTGAGAATTGTCGATCTCATTTATAAAAATACCGGGTGAAATAAATTTGAAAGATTTAACTGGCATTACGAAGTGTCTCCTTACAGCGCTTCAACATAAATTATTAAGAATAGTATATATTCGTATTATCGTAAGTAAATAGTTAAATAAATGGTGAAAGACCCAAATAACTCAAAAACTAATCTTTGTAAAATGGAACATTTCCACTAATATGTACATTCTCTGGGATGTCACCAAAAATTACAGATTCCCTGCCCATCTTAACTTCGACGGCATTTTCTCTTCTAACAATTTTGGGACGTTCATCGTTTTTGTCGCCCCCTATTATATACCCAATTACGTTAAATGTAATTTCTGTTTGGTATCCCCTTGCATCCTCCATTAGTGAGGCGGCATTGTTCGTTAAGGTATAATCAGGTTCAACAAAAACCTCAAACGTATGACCATCCTGACTAATATTAAAATAGTTTATTCCACCGGGTCTAGTTATAAATGATGTGATAATCTCATTTACTTGTTGTTGGTATTCTGTTTGAAGTAGCAGCTTATAATTTATTTCCAAGTAAATGGGAACTGGCATCGTGATAGTTTCATAGACTATCTTTGTATTCGGTTTAGGAAAATTACTTTGCTGTGTTGATACTGGCTCAGATCGGCTCAGCAATATTCTCTTGGCATCGGCATTCGCAAAATTAGCAGTTTTATCTTGCTTAATCACTCTTGCGACAGTCATACGACCACCCTTGTTATCCGATCTGTTTGGTGGCAAAGATGCATAAAATGCCCCTCTTTTAGTTACATCTTTAGCAATAGAAATTCGCTCAAGAGATATCAGGGGATAGATTAGAAATCCATTTACATCTCGTAGATCTTTATTGTGCTTAATCTGATACGCTCTTTCCGCACCTGTCCAAATAAATGGCACCTTTTTCCAGCCCTTGTTGGTACTACAAAAAGGATTAATATTTTCATCAATATGTTTAAAAAGGGCACGATCAATAGTCTCTATAGTAGAGGGCATAAAAGAAATTTCTTGCAAAGGTGCAAGCTCAGTTCTTCTTGGGTTCTTTCTTGGGTCATCAAGTGGCATCGAATAGTCCCTCTCGCGAATATGCACAAGTGGCTATGACTTCAAACTTGTGATCAATTTGTCCAAATAATTGTCTTGCCCATGCAACAGTTGTGATCTCGTAAAAATAATCGCCATACAATACAAAATCACCCTCTCTAACATATAGATCTTGATCGTCAGTTAGTCTTCTTTTGTGGAAATAAATTGTAATCGTATTAGCCTTATCAACTCCAACGTGTTCATCGGCTTTTGTTTCCGTACTTTGGTAATCAACAAGCGCATATACTCTTACCGGTGGGAGAAATGATTTTTCTATAGCTTCGCCATATAGATCGTTATAGTTTGTGGTGGTCTGATCTATTGGATAATATACGACCTGTTGTCCAATAACTCGCTCAATAAGCTCGTCGTTTACTTGTTTTACTAAGTTTCTTTCTTTTTTTCCAAAAAATAATGGAGGAGGAGGATTCTTAGGCTGTGACCATTTATTGTTTGCCATCTATCTCCTTCTATCCAATGAAAATGCCTGCTGGGATAATCTGATTGACTCGACTAGTAGACTCAACAATGGTCGCGTCAGATTCAACTAGAGATTGATAAGTAAGCTCATCAAGTACTTCTCTTAGCTCCGTTCTTAATTTATCTTGATCTTCTCGGGCTTCAGTGATTAGTGCTGGACCATTTAGTGTCACCGACTCTCCTGGTATGGGGACAGTGGCAAATTTGGAGCGAACTTGTCCCAATGTCTCTTTTGAAAGAGCGAGTGTAAATCTTCTAATCCATTGTTTACCAATTGAATTAATATTTTCATATGGAATATTGGCAAATGGCAGCGTATTCATATTGTTAACGCCCTCAGTTCCAATTGTTCTATCATAGGTTTGTGACCATGCATCGTCCTCAACTCTAAAATTAACCCAATAATAAGCTGGGGCTTCAAGAACAGATTGTGGAAATATTCTTAAATTATTATTTTTAATTTCATAGGAATAGTGTGAGTTTCTTGTGTATATGGCATCTTCAAACTGCATTGCTTGTGCTTTGTTTTGCCAAACTGGTATTATTTGAAATGTTGAATCGTCTGCATATTGCCCATAGTTTGCCAAATTGCCAACAGTATTCAAGCCGCCATAATAGCCAAAAAAACGCCACATAGCTGATGGTGTTTTATAATATACTTTATCAATAATAACTTTTTTATTTCCGATATTTGCATATGGTACTGGATTTCCCGTTGCAACGTCTTTATTGGCTGCTGAAGCGCTAGCAATTATTTGTTGTAAATCATAATCTTGCCGACTAGCAGTTGCAGCAAAAGAAGCAGAATAAATTGTAGTTGAGCCACCGACGCCAGCGTGGACTGAGACGGCATCCGAAACTCGCTCTGAATATTGAAGAGTAAACTTTGGATATTTTAGGGAAATCTGATCGCCCTTGAGACTTGAGGAAAGCGCCCCTGATTTGAATTCTCCGTCATGGTTAAATGTTCCGGTTGAATTTCCTAAAAGATTTGATAATACATTTTTTGATTGATGCAAATTAACAATATAAGAATATTCTAAACATGCTTCTTCATATGCTGCATAAACACTTCCCGTAGTGAGTTCAATATCAAGAATATCGCCGCCTAACTTTTGATATGTATAAGCTATCTGATCGACTGCACCAGAAACAAAATCGGCAGACGCTGTATATACACCGATTGGGCAATGCGTGGCCACCATGGAAGTAGCTGGATTGTTCCCTGTTGAGCCCGATGCCGGGAGCACAACTGCGCTAAAAGAGCTAGCTGGTGAAAGTTTTGGGATCGCCATTATATATAAGCCTCCTCAACTTAAATAGTTGAACGATAAAAGAAAACCCTCGCCATTTACATGACGAGGGAATTCTTTTTGCGCTATTGTTTATTTTGTTCTATTAAACGAGGTCAACAACAACAACTAGTCCATACATATCAGGACGAACCATCTTCTTACCGTAGCGCGTCATGACTCCCTTGCGGGGCACGAAGTCTTCGGTTCCGAAGATAGTGGGCGTGACTTGTAGCGGAACATATGGAGCATATACATAGCCGCTTTCTAAGAAAGAACCGCCCTTGCGTCCGACGAGAACGACGTTACGCGGGAAGTAGGGGTCTACATAGACATCCCATTTCTTGGAAAGTGCGCCAGTTTTAACAGCACCAACAGTTCCTCTGTCTGCATCACCAGTGACCTGAGCACGGAATCCGGCAGTGAACTCAAGAACATTAGCAACTTCTGGTCCAACGACGATGAAGTTAGCTCCTCCTCTTAAGGTCTTGCGATGGATCTGTGCAGAGACATCATTGATTGTCTCAACAAGAGTCTCATACCACTCAGAAACAGTACCAGTAAAGTCTGGAGTTGCTGTGGTAGCACCTTGCTCCTGACCTGTGAGCCTGTTTACAAAGCGACCAGCCGCACGCGACCAGTAGTATGTACCAGCGGTTGCGCCTTGGACGAGATCATTAAGAATCTCACGGTCAATCTCTAGAGCAATTTGCTCAGAGAGAATTGAAGTAAGTTCAACCTCTGCATCCAAGTTGTGGTAGGCGTTAAGATCTTGTCCCAACTCCGGTGTCCACTTAGCCTTGAGCTTCTTGGTGATCGCGGTAATACTCACAGAGTCAACCTTGATGTCAATCTCGGGAATGACACCAGAGGTCGAACCAACGGCTGCTGCTGCTTGTTCAGCACCCCAAAGCTGCCTACCGATAACAGAGCCAACAACACCACCTGCACCGAAGTCATCAGTCGCTGCAAAGCGGTAGTCTAGCGTATCACTGACGACGGCATGTGAAGCGGACAATTCTGCAATTGTTCGAGTATCAGACGCGGCGAAAAGCAAAAGGTGAGTTTTTGCGTCACCGGGCTTCCACACGCCCTTGTTGGCACCAGATCCTGAGTACTGGGTCAAGCGACGAACATGTTCACCGGGTCGGTATGATGCTGAAACACTGATGAAATCATCGGTATTTAACTGATCAAGACTCGATACGGCGACCCTCTGAATAAGCACGTTGGTTGTTCCAGAAGTGAAGTCTGGGTCGTACCGGCAAAGCCTATCGAAGAGTCCGCCCTCCATTGCTACGCCTGCAAGTGAGGTACCATTGTCTGGAGCCCAGGCGCGACCTTCGCCCACCTTGGATCCACCGCCACCGAACGTTCCAGAAGCAACATTTTGGATTGCAATGCCCAATGCTGAGCCTGTTGGTGAAGAATAACCTTGATTCAAGTTATAAAAGCTATCTTCAGCCGAATCACCGGTCAGTGAAACACCACCAGTAATTTCTGCACCAACCTTGCCGCCACCATACAAAGATTCACCAGATTCGTATCCTAGACGAGTACCAGTATCACTAGATACGGTGAAGTCAAGGAAGAAAATGAGTCCAGTTGGTAAGCTCATTGGTTGTACGCTAACGAGATCGTTAGCGACTAGCCCACCGAATACACGGCGGACAATTGGAAATGCGACGGCAGCAAAGCCTTCAACATCACCAGTAGCCATAGCAGAAGTTTCACGAAGAAGCTCCTTGGCTTGGTTTTCAAGAAGACGAGCCATGCTGTTCTTCTTGCGGTCATTATCAATACCCTCTAAAAGTCCGGTGCGTTCCCACTTGTTTAAGAGTGCAGCACCTTCCTTTGAAAGATTTCTATCGACAATGCCTTCAGTTAGTTTGTTTAAAACGGACATTATTTATTACCTCCTTTAATGCCTGCTAATGCCTTCATCCGATCAAAATGCGGATTTTGGGCACGAACTTCCCTTCTTCGGGGAAGTGTTGGCGACGGTCTTTCCACTGCTTCACGAAGTGATTGTGGAGATTTGCTGTTTCTAGCATCTCCCACTGCGTTTTGAAGAGTTTCATAAATAACCTTCGCTTCTTCAACTGAATCGGCATTTGAAATAGACTCGACAATTCTTTTCTTTTGTCGCTCATTCAAGGAGGTGCTATTTAAAACACGATTAGTATAAAGTAAACGAGCGTTGGAAAGATTAACTTCTTCCAATCGCCCCTTAAGATGTAAAACTGTTTTGTGGAGATTTGACTTCGCTTTGCGAAGAACGTTCAATTGCTCCGTATGTGTATTAAGCTCTTTTCTGGCTTTTTCGAGTGCCTCATGCTCTTCGGCAAGTTCATCGTCTTTTAGGGATGCAAGCTGTGCTTTTTGTCCCTCAAGGTTTCTTGCTGTGGGTGTTGCTCGTCCGCCTGGACCTTGATCGGGAGCGCCGACATCTACCTTCAACTCTTCAGCTAGGGCATCAAGTATGGCTTGATCAAGTTCGATTTCTTCGTCAATCTCCTCTTGACCGGTCCCTTCCTCGATCTCTTCTTCAAGATCTTCTGCAAGTTCTTCGTGAGTTTCTTCAGCAACCGTGGAGCCTTCTTCATCCAGAGCACGCTCTAAAGCTTCAAGATCTAAACGTACCATAATTGGTTCGTCTCCTTCTTCAACGGCATAGGGAACGTCTTTTGAAACAGGACTTTCCTCTTGAGGTTCTTGTCCAAATTCATCTTCGAGCCCTCCCATAAAGTCATCTTCCTGTTCTAAAAGGGACTCAACTGCCACCTTGACTTCGGATGAATATTTTTCAACAATTGCCGCTTCGGCATTTCTAATTGCTGCTTCTTTTAGTGCTTCAGCATCAACTATGGCTTGTTCAAGCAATGTAGACATATATACACTCCATTAAAGATATTTAGTCACAAATAAATAGTGTCTCAAAACTGTAAATGCCCGATTTTATCTTTATTCGCTGCATCGTCTTATCTGTAGAGTCCTGATCCTATAATATCGCACGTAATGCAATTTAAGGCTTCAGTGCCGATGTTATCATTACGGTAGTTCAATCCAGGTATTATCAGGATTAAAATAAATAAGATTTGCCACGGGTGTTCCATAGCCGATAACTCTTACAGTGTCACCTGCTGCTGAAGGTGCTATCCAGTCAATATGCCCAGCGTCTTCCGAGATATAACATGGCTGACCTATGAGATGGTGATCGCTAACAGATGCTGATGCCATATGAAAATATCCTCGTAGAAGTATGCCATCTTGTACCTCGCCACCGAGCGCGATTCCAAGGAGAGCACTGCTGCTTGCTACCAGATCTGCATCGGCAAGACACCAAGCACCATCGTCCTGCATGCAGTATAGATAGCCAGCGACCAGCGCGTTGGCTCCAAGTGGACTTTCTGTTCCAAATGCCACAACCTCGCCACCGCCTGTTCCAAGTTTTAAGGAAGTTGGATTGTGATGAACGTTCATTCCCAGGCTGGCAGAAAAGGGCACTCCGACACCTACAGATCTGAGAACTTCAGCATCCCCGGCTTCCGTGACGGCAAAATTGTTTGACTGAAGCTGGAAAGTATTTGAACCACCATTTGCCGCAAGCGAGATATCGCCGTCAACAGTGAATGTCAAGTCGGCATCAGCAGCACTTTGGTCAGTAGTGGTGACTGTCATCGCTCCATTCGCGCCAACAGAGATTGTCCCATAGTCATTATTGTTTATTGATGACGACATTACGATGTCTGGGCTTCCGGCTGCATCGTCCATTAGAGTTTTAAGACCAATATTATAGTCGCCCCCTGATCCCGAGATATCGATGCCGATATTAATAATGGTGCCATCAGCCTCGGTCGATCCTATATCAATGTCTATGCCCTTCATGTATACTATGGATCCGGCATGATTACTGGCAGCATCGTGCATATCGATATCCAATCCGGTATAGGCAGCGACTGATCCATTTCCCATTGCACCATCTTTATCGAAATCATATGAGATGCCTACTGGTCCAACGGCTGTGGTGGCTGCATCGTTATGGTCGATGGCAATTACTTTTCCGGTGGTTAAACTATCATTGGTCGTAATATTAATAATATCTGCATCGATATTAGCAGCTTGAATTGCAAGTGCGATTTGGTCGGTATCGTCGTTATCGATAAGGACGGCTGTTCGACCACCAGTGCTTCCTTGCTCGACCTCCAGTTGAGCAGCGGGGCTGCCCGTACCGATGCCCACGTTCCCGGAGGAACCCTCGACAAAAAGCGAGTTATCTTGGGATCCATCGGATCCAGAAGTATCAACCCGGAAGTCGTGATCCGCGTTTTGCGGGTTGACGTGGGTTACGGCGGCGGACCATGCCATGGACTTTACGCCGCCGACAAGATAATCGATGACATCCCCG